ACTGTAGATAATGTACCATCTTTCTTTATCTTTAATTTAACTTCCTTAATTAATTTTGCCTTTAACGAAACTTTTCTTAATAAGTTATCTTCTATATCCTGAGCCTCATCTCTTATTTCTATCATTAACTTGTGTGCTTTTTCTACATCAAGATAAAACCCGTGTCGTTCCTGTTTGTTTATAACATGCCTAATCTTATGTTCTAATCTAATAGATTTATCAGAAAAATCTTTCTTCTCTATGTCTATTAGGTAGTGATATAGCTTATAAGTAATTTCAACATCGTTAATGCAATACTTTAACATTTCCTTATTAAACTTTGAGAAATCAGTATATTCTATCTTTCCTAAGTTAAGTCTTCTACCCCAAGCAGCAAGAGAATGCTTGCCTTCTCTATCAGGATTGAATAGAGCAGACAATAAAAAAGTATCTACTATTTTTGATAAAGGAATACAAGAGTTCCATAGTTTATTTAGAATAGGTGCATCAAAAGATAGTATGTTATGACCTATAAAAATATCATAGTTTAAAATAAACTTATTAAAATTCTTAGGCTCAATAAAATAATTTAATGTTCCTGTCTGTCCATCTTTACATACTACTATATGTATTTTTTCTGCATCTAATTTATCAGTCTCTATATCGAGAAATAATATTTTCTGCATTTCTCTCTGCTTCTTCTTTAGTTAAACCAGTTGCTATGACTGTCCATTTATATGGATTTCTAAAATAGGAATCTTTATTTTTCTTGTAAATCTTCCAATTCTTTTTGTCCCATTTTTCTAAAATGGATAAATGTATTTCAGCCCATGTTCTAAAAAGACCGTCGTTTTCTTTTACTGTTTCTGTCTGGTTTACTAGGCTCATTAAACTCATCCTTCTTTTTGTGGTATTTCTTTTTTAATAGTTTATTCCATTTCCATTCTTTTTTATTTCGTTTATGAGTAGGCGGGATCGAGTCTGTGTTGTAAGTCATTATGCTCCTCATTATTTATAGACCAAACAAATTGTAGATTACAATTTTTTGTAGCCTCTTCCAATAGATTTGAGTGATCCATAACAAGTTTACTTACCAAGTCTACAAAAGGATCTACTTCTTTAGAATTACTTCTGGAATGTAGCATAGTAACTAGTCTTTTGTATTCAGAACTTGTTAAGTTAAAATAAACAATAGTTTTTTTAGGCATCATATTTTTTAATTTCTTTTTCTTTTTGTCTATCATATGGCTTCTTACCTTTCTTGCTAGGAACAATTCTTTTTCTAAATAATTTCCATTCTTTTATTCTGGAGTATGGACTCTTGTTGGGTGCATTAGTCATTTGTATATACCTTACATATAACATCCCTATCATATTTTATTTCTTTCAATATACTGTTCATGACTTTGTTTGAGTATCTTCCATCGTAGTAATCTTAGTCGTGACCTTACTACAAAGGTAGTATTAGGATCTCCTGGATGATAAAATAAATGAACCCATTTACGTCCTTCCTTTACATATATTTTTCGTAATCCTGATCCTATTCTTGGAGCTTCATCATTAAAATATATAGTATAAGGATAACCATATTTATTTCTTTTAATTAAATCCCATTCTTCATATTTTCTTATTGAATTTTCTTCATGATTTAAAGTATGTATTTTTCTAGGACGACCACGTTTCTTTTTTCTTACAAGAAATTCTGGTATTTCTAATGAAATATCCATCATGTTTATTGGGATAGTGGGAACATATTTTTGTGCTCCCACTATCCCAGTTCCTTTATTTTTCAATCTCTATTATTCTTTTATCAATCCATTCAAGAACTATTTGATTATTAGAAGGAATTCGGATCATCGAAGAGGTTTGATGTTCTGTATCCTGTAATCTAATCATCAAAAGTTCCTTCTCAAATTTCAATACAGATAATGTATTAAAATCTGAACTACTGATTTTCATTATGCCAAGCTTTAAACCATCTTTCATCAGTATCAGACCTAGAATTTAGCCAATCAGAGACATCCTCATAGGTTGTCTCGTTATGAAACATCCTTGAACTAGGATGTCCTCCACTTCCTGCATGGATAGCATTTAACTTTCCTCTTCTAGCTGCTCCATGAAGAACATTTGGAGAAATTCCAGTTGACTCTGTAATTTCTTTGAAGGTTACGTATTCCATATTACTATCCTTTCATTGAGATGGATTGCATCACTACATCTAATGCCCTGGTATCATATCCTCCAATATTCCATTCTGTTATCTCTTCCACCTTTCCCTTCTCCAAATATGCTGGACCATTCTTCCAATTATAAATGGTAAAGATAACATTGTCAAGTTCGTTTATTTCCTTGATAAAGGACCACTCAACATCTGTTTTATGGTTGTCATATGAATTATGAGGTTCACCAAATACTTTTACTAAATCCTTATAAGAAAGAGTTATGTGTCCTTGTAGATAAGTTCCAGAAATCTCTTCTGTAGGTATCATTTCTCTACCTCAACTTTAATTGCATCAGTATAATCTAACAATACTTCTTCTCTGTTATCATAATAATCATTTACAACTTCATACCCCCAAGAATTACAATGCTCACAATCAAAAATGTTAAAAGTATTTACACTAGTTTGATAGTGTATCTTACCTTTCCCATCACACTCTGGACAAGGTAAATGTATTTCATAAAACTCCATAGTTTATTCCTGTTTCAGTTATCTATATTGGTTGTCCCGCCGAGAGTTGAACTCAGGTCTGACGCTTATAAGGCGTCTGCTCTACCGTTGAGCTACGAGACATTCTTCTAGAAGGTTCCATTATACCACGCTTCAATTTCCAAACCTTCATTCCATTCTTTGATAGCCTCTTCAATCAGTTCATCTATACATACAATATAATCCATATCTCTAGGATCAGGGTATATATCACGTTGTCTTTCTTCAATGTGTGCAGCGATATAATATATTTGTTTTTTATTAAGATTTATTTTCTTCATCTTTATTTTCTTCATCTTAGTTCTCCTAATGATCGTAGAATATAACAGGCTTATTCATCAACCAACATATTCCACAACTACCACAGCTTTCTGTTAAGCCTAGTTGATGAGGACAACCTACCCCATCTGTAGATACATTCTCACTCTGGGCAGACATAGGATCATCTGGATAATTACTAAATCGTACAGCAAATCTTTTACCATACTTATTTCTAACATTCAATACAGATAATCCTAATTCTTTTGTTGGATGATTTCGAGTATACCCATAGATATTCAGAAGCTTTCTTTTTTCTAATTGTTTAGCCCAGAAGTGTATATATTTCTTACTAAAGAAGTCTCCTAAGATATGTAGTCTCAATAAGTATTCTTTATTTTTATTATCTATCTCATTTAGATCACGTTCTAAAGCAGGATATAAATTATCATTAGCCTCAAACCTGTGAGCAAAGGGCATGTTATTACCATAACAATCAAGCCAATGCTCACAATCACTATCACATGTAGCACGTTCTTCAAGGGTGAGGATATATATCTTCGATCCTTTAAGCCTACCCTTCTTTACTTTCTTTCCTAGTTTTACATCACTAGGGACTTTAATAACTTTATAAGGATAGTTAGCAGCGTCATGTATATTCTTCTGGTATATTGATCTACTGTTAACGATAGCCGTATGGTCCAGGCTTAATGTTGTCATCTTTTATTCCTCTAATTCTGACCTCATTAAATATTTCCAACTAATGGGAAATATTCTTTTTGCATGTATACTAATTTGTTTGCATATGTCCTGTGTTTCTTTTTGAGCACTTTTCTCTAATCGTAAGTTACATATTCTTGCAAAAGAATAAAGAGATCCTGTCCAATACCACTCTGTCATCATACTTTGTGGTAATACTATTCTAGCTTGCTCAGGAGCAACTTCTTTCTCTAATAATAAATTATAATTATGTAAAGCAAGTTCCTCTACTTCTTTCTGAAGATAAGTTACATCATCTATTGTTTCACTACTAGATCCTTGTTTTTTATCTTGTGATCTTTTCCTCCATTTATTTACAATATAAAATTCCGGTTCTTTATCTACATATCTACGACTAACTTCATTCCAAGATAGCCCTACTTGATGCTTCATTAGCTGACGACTAACGAATATAGGAGCTTGTATATGATACTGTAAGATGCAATGGGCAAAGGGACTCCAATGCCCATTCTTAGCTAAGTATCGTATAAGTTTTTCATCTTTTTGTTTATCAAATTCCTCATGAAAATTAGAGAATGAAACTCTAGCAGCATTGGCGACAGTGAGATCGCTGCCCATTTTATTAAGAAGTGTACATTCATTCACAATAATTTCCTCTTCTAGTTTACTTTTTTCTTTTCAAAAGGTACCATTAATCTAAATACTTCTGCCCAGGTTATAGAATCTTCCTTTATTTTTCTTTCAATTAATTGTTCAACCCATTCTGAATCTACTTGGTCGTTGTCAACAATATC